TTTTAATTTTTCTTCAACTTGTTTTCTAAAATTATCTACCTTGCCAACAATGTTTTGAATATTCTTTTGCGAATAAGCTTTTACTACTTTTTTTGCAGTTGGTTTTTTAGTGCCAGCTGGACGGCCTGGAGATTTTGGAGTTGTGTTTTTGGGCACTGCATTAGCTGAAGGTGGTGCTACTGGCACTGCAGCACCAGCAGGAAGTTTAGGAGCTGGAGGCGCAATAACAGGTACACCACCAACAAGAGGATTGTAATAACCTTTCTTTCTTTCCTTGACAAATTCTTCTTGCACGGTTCCAATATCTTCAGAATTTGGAAATTTTCCAGTATTGAAAACGTCTAATCCTTGTTGAGGAGTGATAATTCCCAATTCCATTAAACGAGTTGTAATCCTGAGAACTTCAGTCTCATCTTTAGAATCCATATCTACAAATTTAGCTACAGGAATAGATCTAAATCCTAAATTCTTTGCAGTTCTTCTGATTTCTCTTTGCAAGAAATCATTTAAGAATGCTCGTCTTGCTTCGTTCAATCTATCCATGAATATTCGAGCTTTAACTTCGGTAGTATTATATTTTTCACTACCAATCATTATGTTTTGTAAGCCTTGTCGAATGTCTTCGTTTAATACTTGATATTTTTCTGGACCAATAATTTTTGAAATGTCTGGAATAATAAATTCAGCTTTTGTCGTATAGTCTGAAACTAAAACCCTACCAACACTTTCATTCATAAACAATTGTTGCATTGCTAATAAATTGTTTTGATTGATTCCGCCCTTTTCTGGTTCAGTTCCCATTGTTATTAATAAAATAACATTTTCTACAGTGCGAGTTATAGCTTGATCCATCTTTTTTAATTCAAGTTTCGCATTAATATCTTCCAAAACTGAAAAACCAAATGGGATAGCAAAGGGTTCGTAGTCTTGTTTTTTGTAAAAACTGTAACTCAACTTATCATTTTCAAGTTTTATTAATAATCCACTACTATAATACTGACCTTGTTTAATTTTTTCTTGAACATCTGGAGGTAATGCTTTCAGCACTTCTTTGTCGTAATCATCTTTTGGATTGCGCAGTCTTTCCATGTCATATTCGGAAAGAATTTTTTCATAAGCTCCAGTTGCAAAACTAGTACTTCTTTTAGCGACGATATCGAAAGGATTTAATAAGATATACTTAATAGGAAGCTTATTTGGTTTCAATCCTTCCGCAGCATAAGTTTTTGAAATGGTTGCAAAATCTTCTACTGAAAGTTCTCCATCAACTCTATATAAGAAGATATTGCCGCTTCTGTAATACTCTCTAAAATACTGATCTTTTAAGTCCCATAAACGTATCTTATTGAACCATTTATAGAAAAAGTCTCTAGAAGATTTATTGCCGCCTTCTAAGTAGATTTCTGAATTGGCAAATTCTGCCATTACGTCGATTGAGTTTCTGAAAATAGAAACGTTCGCATACGCTTTTTGACATAACTCAATAGCCTCTCTTACATTGACTCCGTCTGCCGCATATTCATACGGCAACATTCCCATTCGAATGCTGCTAAATCGATTGTAAGGATTTGCAAAAGCAGCTCTATTTACTCTTGTTGAGTTAGTTCTTATTGAACCATTTTTGTCACCAGATCTTGTATAATTTGCAGTGGAGACTGAAGCGTCGGAAGTATAAAAAGGTTCTCCAGCAGAAACTGGAGGCACTGATACTGATCCTTGTGAAATTTTTACTTCTGCTGGATATTCTTTTTTGAATTTTCCCCAGTATTCAGACTTCTTATTATACTTTCTCTTTTCTGACATATTATTGATTACACTTAAAAGTTAACTTTAAAGTCACTTTATAAACATTGGTACAAATGATGCTATTTTAACCTCTGGAGTTTTTAACATATCATAATAAACATTCATCATCCAATTACCTAAAATGAGCGCCGAGTAAGAATCTTTTCTCGCTCTGTCTGGACCCTTTTGACCTTTTAGATTTGGAGGCAAATCGAAAGTTTGAGTGCCATTTGCTGTTGTACTTGGTTGGATAAGAGCACATTCAGCTTTAGTTAAGTCTAACATGTCCTTTTGATGTTCAATGAAGTCAATCATCTTTGCTCCAGACCCTTGATTCTCATCTTCCACTCGCAAAAATTTAATATTGTCTATTGGAATGCTTTTGCTTCTTTGAGATTGATAATCATCATTCATGGCAGCTCCAGCAAAGAATATTTTTTTGTGATCGAAATCTGCTTGCAGTAATTCGTTGGCGTATCTAATCCAACCAGAAGATGGTTTTCTTAAATGACAGATTCTTTTTTGAGATAAGTTGTATTGATTTTTGCATTCTTTAATTGCTTCGTGATAATCTGGAAGATTTTCGAAATCTGCGTCAAAAGTCTCAATTTTAATTTTTGAACTTTTAAATAGTTCACTTTCATTTGCTGAATTCAAGAATTGGACTCCTCCATTGTAGTCACCAACCATACAAACAATATTAAAATGAGTTAATAAATAATGAAAATAAAATATATGATCTTTTAATGTAGTTCCTGCAACGGCATAACTATGAACTACTGTTCCAGTATTTTTTTCCAAATTTAATTTAATAACTTGCATCGCAAAATCATCAGACCCTTCAGATTCTGACCACGAAGGATCGAATGATAAAATATATTTTGCTCCAGACTCTCCAGCTACTTCTACAGATTGACCTTCTCCGTCTTTTATTGTGCAAGCGATCATTTTACTTACCTTAAAATAGCCACTGCTATCATCAGTAAACACTGCGCCATACTCTCTTTGAAATGCAGACTCACTTAGTGTCGCTTTTGCTTGTTGTAGAGCTGCCGCATCATACAGTTGACTTGGTGCGCAATCATAACTAAAATGCATAATTACTCTATGCGCTAAATTTTTAGTATCTTCTGACTTAATTAAATTTTCGTACTCTTGATATATCTTATAAAGATATTCAAACTTATAACTCGCAGAAGATAGTCCTATAATTTTATTGTTTGGCCAAATTGTACGATCATCCTCTTTCATTTTTCCTTCAGCAATCATTTTAGTTTCCATGTTGTAAATGTTTTGCCTTTCGGTAGGATTTTCTACAACAGCTAAGAATGGAGTTATAACTTCCGTAAAAATCTTTTCTGGCATCAACAAAAATTCGTCAATAATCATTCTTTGAAAACGGAAACCACGAAGTTTTTCACCATCACCCAGCGGAAGAGCAGTAATTCGAGATCTACCAATCTCCATAAACCATTCGTCATTACCTCTAGAAACTCTTGTAATAGCCTCTGCGAACATAGAAGCTTTAACCGTCTTAGAAATCTCTTCAATCTTCCTAAAGATCATTTTTGCTTGACGAAATGATTTAGATATGATGCCAATATGAACACCTTGATGCATAATTGCATCTAACACTGCGAAAACACCAGTAGTAAAAGATTTGGAAAGACCACGACTCCAAATACCCAAGAAATAATCAGTCTGAAACATGGCTTTGATAGCCATATGTTGAAATGGAAACAATTCTACTCCAGTTAAAAGTTCTGAAGTGAAAGATGGATTCTCTCTTAGAAATTTATATAATAAAATTTTAGCTTCTCTTTCGTCTAAAAAGCCTTCCCTTTCAAGAATCAATTTATTGATATCTCGATCTCTATTTCTGCTCTTTTGATTTCCTAATTCCCAGCTCATGATTGCCTTTCGTTAACAAAGTATTGTAAATCAACGTTCCAAATTTTTTTACCATGCAGTAAAATTTTAGGAATTAAATTTTCACTATTTTGCCTGTTTCCAGAAAATACAAATTGACAACAATCTCTATATTCATGTTGCAATACCCGCATGTTGTGATAAATATATTTCATATTTGCTTTGTGAGCTGATTTTTTATTTGAGTCATCTAATCTTTTTAAATCAGATTCTATGACAACAAACAAGTAACAATCCATTGCCCTGCACCTATCCAATTCTCTTTTAAATCTTAAAAAATTGTCTTTACTTAGTGTGGACTTAAAGTCTCCTTCAGATTTTCTATCGACAAATGTATAATCAAAATGATCTTGGATTGCGTAGTCGCCAACATCAAGTTTTCTAATTATTTGGTTATTAAAAAATAAAGGTTCTTGCTCTCTGGTATCCGTTAATATTCTTATATTCTTTGTCAAGTCATTATTCCAAAAATTAGTTGGAATTTTTTCGCTAAACATTGGTTTTATATTTATTTCTTGACAAGCAAACGTATAACTTTTAAAAAATTTTTTATATATCGATATGCTTGGAAGCATGCTTGTGTACAATTCGATTTCGTTCGGAGCAAATTTTAAATTTCGACTTTTAATTCTATTTTCGAGCTTGCTTAATATATAATTTCTGACAGTTTTCTGATTAGCAGTCTCACACCACGCATAAACTTCAGATATATTATTAAAATCATACTCAAAATAAGATTCTTTATTTTTGAACGGAAGTAATTCATTGGTTAGTAAATTTCTACGTGAAAAATGTTTTACAAAATAATCATGAAGATAAATTCCATGCTTTTTTATGTGTGCGTGCAAAGATCTTTCGGAATCAAACTCTTGTTCACACTCTAAACAGTTAAATGACATCTTCTTTCGATATACCTAAAACTCTTGCTTTGAACGCAGCCATTCCTTCAAGACGTTCAGCTTCTTTCGACACTAATTCTTTTTGCATTTCAGCAATTCGAACCATATTTTTGCGTTCATCTTCTTCTTGAAACATTTGAACAAGCGAAAGAATAGAAGCATTTTCTCTTTGCTTGTTTTTCATTCTTTCTGAACGATCTCCTTGAAGTTTTTTTGTCAAAGCTTCGATTCTTCCTTCACATTGATGATATTCACCACTTTTAGCTTTGATAATTTCTGCCAGCTTGACAGTCATTTCATTTTGATCTTGCGCATCTTCAAATAAATCATTTAATTTATTTAAATGCTTACTTATGACTTCGAGATTAATAATCTCCTTGCAAACATTCATGTACAAATTAAGTTCGTCTGCAGTTAGATCTGGCTTATCCCAAGTTAATCGAATAAATTCTTCTTCAAAAAGATTACGATCATCTTTAGAAGTATAATTATTCATTATTTTAATAAATCGAGAATTCGATAAATTTATTGCCATCTTGTCTAGACAATTTTTTTGATTTCTTGTGAGTTTTAATTCTTCCAATTGAGTTCCAGTAGAATCAAATACTTTTTTAATTAGTCTTGGGTATGATTTGGGTGGACTGTATTGCGTCAATAAGCCACTTTCTTGACTTGGCACAAAATCTTCGTTGACTGTGCGGATGTGTTCCAATACCGCCCTCTGTTCGGCTCCCAGCTTCTTCACTTGCCTATCTGGGAACAATAACTCAGCGATTGCAAACGAACTCATTCCATTTTCCGCAGACTGCATTATAAAATGTTTGTTAGCTTCCGTTAATTCTACGGCATCTACTTTCGTATGTTTAGTAGTTTTATATTCGAGTTTGTTTCTAACTAAAAATGCTCTAATTAATTTGCCTTCGATTGATCTCCCATCAATTGTTTCGTCTTCAAAAACTTTTTTTGTTAGAATATTTAAATCTTTAACTAGTTTATAGTTATTTAAAATAAACTGCTCCTGCTCAAATGTTAAACTAGATGGTTTATTCTGCTCCATAACAAATATCTTTATTCTTTAAAATTTCTAAAGCCTTTTCTCTAAAGAGTTTTTTAAGATTTTTGATTTGTTTGTATCCAATCATTCTATTCTTTTCGGTAGTTTTATACCCCATGAATCTAGCCACCTCTTCCTCATCCTTCTTCTCAAAGAAAAGCATTACGTATGCATTATATTGCTTTAATGTCAGCACTTTCTTCATTTCATCATTCAGCATGTCTACAGAAGTAAATGAAAAGAATGAATTATCTATTGTTTCTTCAATTTCTTTTTTGTGATTCTCCAAAGCCAGTGGCATTTTTAAATCGTATCCGCTTTTTTTCTGCTTTTCCCATTTTTTAAATAGTTCGCAGAAGCCACCTTGTAATCCATTTGGAGAGATAATGCACTGATCTTCGCCACCGTTATGCGGACACCCCAAACAAGGTCTAATATAATTAGTGTAGTTGTTCCTAATTAAATTTTTAAGTTGATTAGATATAATTCTTCCAATCCAAGGTTCAAGGGGTTTTGATTGATCCCACATGTCCCATTTTTTATATATGTGCAGTTTAATTATCTGAGAAACATCATCAAAATCCATCCAAGCAATGGCCGTTAACTGCCATTTGTTTCTTTTTTTATTTATTGCTTTTATTATTATGTCGCTTTTTTCTTCAAAGGAGAATTTTTTAGTTTGTTTCGCGCTCATTCATTGCCTCATCTATGCTTTGGCGTTGCCCAAGTTTTAGTGATTGATGTTCAAAATTTCCATTTAGTAAATCGGACATTTTTACTACTCTAACGTCTGAAGAGTTATCTATGTCTACTTGCAAAGACCTAAGTCTTGGAACTCTAGTAGAATCAGAAAAAACATCTTCTGCATAAGTCTCTCCATCTTCATCATCCTCAACAAAATCTTGCTCATCCGATTGAGTTTTACGCAATTTTACTTGAGCTGAAGTCGGCATTTTTTTATGAGATGTTCTTCCAGCATATGGTTGCCCACATTTTGAACAAAAATTCGGCGCAGCGAATTGATATTCAGATTTACTACCACAGCTTGGACAGAATATTGACGCCATATTTTTTCTTATTATATAATAAGATAAAAAGAACTTCTTTAAAGAAGAACTGGGAAATTAAAACTTACGACAAGTAACAATTATTGTTTTTCTCTTTCTTTTTCCTGCTGCAATTTAATAATAATATATTTAAGAATTCCGCTTCGATAAATATCATTGTTATCGAACTCAAAACAAAAAATTCCATTATCTTGCGAGTCTTGATCATTAAACAAATTAAACATTTGTCTAAAGCCTGTAGATTTAACATCAGCCTGCATGAAATCTCCACAGATAAACATTTTACTATTCTCTCCAATACGAGTAATGAGAGTAACTAATTCTTTATACGAGAAATTCTGAGCTTCGTCAGCTACAATTAATTTATCAGCCCAGCTTGCACCTCTAAGATAATTTATTGGCTTTGCAGATAGCAGTTCACTTTTTTTTAACCATACTGCATGCTCTTCTGAAACCATTTCGTCGATTTTTTCCCAGAGAGGAGTTACGAATGGTTCAAATTTATGATCAGCTTCACCTGGCAAACTGCCAAGACCTTTTTCTGCACTTTCAGCAATACTTCTTACGTAAATTATTTCTTTATTTGTGTCTTTTGCCAACAAGTTGATTGCTGCATAAACAGACATATACGTTTTGGATGTACCCGCTGGTCCTGCTAAGAAAATAATTTTAGAATCATCGGACAATGCTAACTCTAAAAATTGTTTCTGCTTATCTGAAAATTTAAAAGGTCTTTGTTTAAAATTTACTCTTTCTTTTGGTCTTGGGGCAATATTTAGATCTTCGGTCTTTTTGGGATTTGGTTTTTTAGCCATTAATATATTATAAATTAAAGAATGACTTCTTTTATAATAACTCTTCCGTTAAGTGTTGAATTTTGAGCAATAGAAACTTGTTGGGAAGTTATCCTTCCATTGATATCAAATGATAAGGAATTATAATTTCCATCTGGAGTTGAATCTTTTTTACTTAATGGGAGGAAGTATACATTTGTGGCACCTGGATTTACTCCTGTTACATCTACAACTGCTCCTATGTTTTCTCCTTGCACGGTTGTAGTTCTTTCTACTGCAGTTAGAACTACTGATTCTGGAGTTTGTTGTCCTAATGGATAGATTGGTGTTCTTTGGCAGTCTACATTTATTTCTATTGATACTTTGGTCGATGGAATATTTACTGTAGATCCATCCATTTTAGTTGTTAAAGCGTGAAGAGCTTCGTAATACGGACTAGATGTATTTTTAGGCACTATTAATTGTTCAGAAAAACCAGATAAAGTTTGACCCTTTAAATCTGTCACATCGTAAGCTATAAAATTAGCTGAAACAGATACTGGTTGATATGGATTTATTTTTACTGAATATCCTTGAAGATATACTTTTTTAAGCAAGAAATTTGAGAAGTATATTTGATGACCATTAGCGTAGTCACCAGTTAATCCAAAAAATCCCAATTGATTATTTTTTTGGATATTGGTTATTGAGGTATCTTTTTCAATTATTGGAATAAATGTCATTGAAAACTTACCTTCCAATGGTCCAGTTAAAGAAAAGTCATTTCTTACTTGAGCTTTACCTAAATAACGATTTGCAGTTAAATTTGTATCTAATGATAAGCTGGCTTCTGTAGCCATAAATATCTTGGATACATCTTTTGAGGGAGCTGTATTTTGTGAAGTGAATTCTGCAAAAACTGGTAAATCTGAATATTTTAAAAATGCCATTGACTTATTCCTTTAGTCTTTTTACACTCTTAGTATGACGAAGAGCGCAACTACCAAAATAAAAAAGTGCATAGAAATAGCCAAATGCCTGAAGAAAGACAGACAAACTGGTAGAGCTTTTCACATGACTTTCGTTTATAATAAAAACAAATTAATAAGCATAGGAATAAATAATCTTAAAAAATTACATAGAAGAAATATGTTTGGGGTTTATAAGGGATTCAAAGATAATCCAGAGAAATATATTGCTTCAATCCATTCTGAGATAGATGCGCTCATTAAAATGGGCAAAACTGACTGTTCTAAGTTTACCTTTATTAATGTTAGAATTGATAATGAAGATAAGGTAAAAATGGCTAAACCCTGTCAGAACTGTATGAAAGTCCTGCAGGGTTTAGGGTTTAAAAATATATTTTATACCTTAGATGATGGCTCTTATGAATCTGTTTGGTGACAATCTCCACCACAGCATTCATTTTCGGGGCAATCTTGATCAATCATTTCTTGAATTTCATCCATCGTGCATGACTCAACAAAGATTGGCATATTTTCTCCGACATATGCTCCAAGGATGTTGAATTCGTAATATTCAAAAGCTTCGTCTTCTGTCATTTTGCCTTCGCTATCATCAATTAGTTTTTGAATTACTTTTGCTTGGTCATAGATGAGCGTTCCTCTATTGCCAAACTTAAAGCCCAAACCAATAAGACAATCATCGAATCCATCAGCTTTAATATATGCTGGTTCTGTTAATTCGTTATCTTTGATTTCGCCCATTTTGAGATTTTTTACATATTCCATGTGCATTTGATAAAGATGTTCGCCTGCTTTACTTATTTTATCATTTTTAATTGTTTCAAAATAAGTGATTGAACCTAGACCGTCATTGAACCATTTGAGCTGATGTTCAATTGGAATCATGAAATGTTTGTGGCCAACTTCATCTTTCTTTTCTGTTGTGATATCAGAATAGTGTTCGAGCAATTCTTTTGTTGATGTGAATACTTTAATTTGTTCAGTTTTCATTGATGTTATAGTAAAATGAGTCTGTATCTTCTGACACCCATTTATCGGATGCAGTTTCTACAGATAACAACTCATGATCTACTTTAATATCTTTTTTGTCAATAGGAAAATCGCGGCAAATGAAATTCGAGTCTTTCCAATAGATTCTATTGTTTGGTTGGCAGAGGAGATAGCCATCGTCTGCCGCTAAGATGTGACCGCATTTGTAATCGCTAGGTTCTTCGCTGTAGGGATTGTCATACCAATCCACAGT